GGGCGAGGTTTTGCGCCTCGTTCGTGCCCCCGCGGGAAACGGGATGCTTGTGCTCGATGTTGAACTTGGCGTTCCAGTACCTTTTCCCGGCCCGCTTGATTCGAAGATGGAACGATTTTAGGCAGTAGTAGCAGCAGCCGTCCTGCGCTTCGTACAGACGCTCCAGCGTCACCAGTTCGATTACGCCGCTCGCGCGTTCGCGGTGCGCGTCTGCGCGCTCTAGCTCTGCGAAGTAACGGTTGCGTTCGAAGACTCGAAGTTCCTTCTTCGAACACAGCTTTCGCCACTTTCGAAGCCGACCCTTCTTGCGCTTGTGCTGCTTCAGCCACAGCGCATCCTGGTAACGCAGGTTCCGAGGATCGGTCGCCCAACCGTCGTCTCTCACGAGTTGCCCCTCGTGTGTCAGTCGCTCGCATTTTCCCACGGGAATCCCCGCGGGTCAACAGCGCTCGCATTTTATTTTCTCCCCGCGGGGAAGTTCGTGGTAGTGTAAAATACGGCGCGAGGTATGAACATGAACTCCGATCTCTCCGGTCTTCACTTCATTGCGTTCGGGCTCTCATTCGGAAGCGACGCATTCTCACCGCCTCGGCGTGTCGTCGATTCCGTCGGAGTCGTCGCCGGGAAGGTCAAAGGATCGGACCACTTTCTCGTCCGAAGCGCGGACGAAATGCGCGTCGTTCACATCGAGTCCATGACGGACTGGAAATTCTTCTCGACTGAGGACGAACGAGATAGGGCGCTGGCAAAGCACCGCGAACTAGAGTCGGTCGGCTTCCTGGCGTATACGGCACGCGAGATCACGCAATGATGTATGCGCAGCTCCACAAGAGAAGCCGGACGCTGCGTCTCCTTCAACCACGCCGAGGCCAAGCCGTGAGATACGGACGAAAGCGACCGAAGAAGAAGTAGCCGCTTGACAACTTCCCCGCGCATGGGCCAATGTCCCGCGGGGAGGGCCAGTCATGGCTGCCGTTACGGTTGCTACCCGAGGCCAGTCGAACTACGTCGATCCGAACCAGCGCGTCATTCCGCTCGGCTGGGTGTCGAACGCGCTGCGAAAGTCCATCGTCCCGCGGCGTCGCCCGGGTCAGACCGTCTTCGTGACCATTGCCGCCGATGGCGATACGCACACGATCTCGAACTGGCGCGGCCCGGTGCCGAACACCGATGTCATCGTCAACACCGAGAACACGACGGTCACCGCGTATCCCGTGCTCTCGGGCACCACGCTGACGATCACCTTCCAGACCGATGCCGCCTCGTCGGGATGGCTGCACATCGACTCCGACGCTCCGCTCGGCGCGTAGCCACGAGTGACGACGGCCTTCACACCGTTCTTCGGCCCGACGCTCGAAACGTCCAAGAAGACGCTCTTCGATCTGATCGGCTACAAAATCTACGCCGATCCCGTCCGGCGCTTCCACCTCTCGGCCGCCCGCCACTTGGTCGTCTCCGCGCCCGCGCGCACGTCGAAGTCCTACGCGGCTGCGCCTGAAGCCATCCACGCCTTCTTCCCGCGCTACCGCATCGAAGAAGTGGACGGCGAGAAGAAGATCGTCGCCGAGCGCGACGAGACCGTCATCTGGATGGTGGCCGTCGATTACTCGATGGCGAAGGAGTGGGACTACGCCTGGGCGCAGCTCATCGACAAGCGCCTGATCGAGAAGTTCGGCGGCAAGATCGAGCAGTCCTACAACTCGCCGAACCAAGGCAACCTGCTCATCCGCGTCGCCTGGCCGTTCCTAACAAGTCCGAGCGCCGGCACCGTGCGCTCGGTCCTCCAGGTGAAGTCGGCGAGCAACGAGAAGACGCTCCAAGGCGAGCAGGTGACGCTCGCCATCGTCTCCGAGGCCGCCGAGCACACCCCCGACCTCTTGCCCAAGTACCTCGAAACGCGCTGCCACCGGATCATCTATCCCACCACGCCCAAGCGGAAGGCGAAGTGGCTCTACGACCTCGCGCGCAAAGGCGAGCAGAATCCCGCGCTCTCGGTCGAGCACATCACGTTCACCAAAGAGTGCAACCCCGCCTACGACTGGGAGGGCTACCGGATCGCGCGCGAGAAGAGCCGCCTGACGTTCGGAGCGCCCGAGAACGACCCCGGCTTTCTGGAGCAGTTCGAGGGCGTCTGGACGTTCGAGGGCGGGAAAGTCCTCCCCTTCCGCTGGCTGGAGGACGGCCATGGCGAGTGCAACATCGTCCAGAAGCTCCCCTCCTGGGTCTACAACGCCACCTGGGTCGCGTGCTGCGACTACGGCTACAACGACCCGACCTTCGTCGGCTTCATCGCGCTCGACCCCGGCTCGAATGAGATGGTGCTCGCGAGCGAAATCTATCAGCGCGGCCTCGTCGTCTCGGACGTGGTGGCCTGGGCCAAGAAGCGCGAGGCCGATCTCGGCATCCGCGTGAACCAATGGGTGCCCGACCCGCAAGAGCCGCAGCTGACCGAAGTGATGCGCCGCGCCGGGCTCCCGCTCTTCCACGCCTTTACGCCCAACTACCTGCGCGACCGCGCCGCGGGCTACGGCGAACTGCGCGATCTCCTCGCCGTCGATCCCGCAACCAAGCGCCCGCGCCTCTTCGTGCACGCAAGCTGCGAGAACGCGATCCGCGAGATGACCGACATCCGCTTCAAGGACGGCGTGCGGGACGAGTTCAGCGAAGGCGCACTGATCGGGGCCGACCACGCGATCGACGCACTCCGGGCCTTCGCGCGCTCGCGCCCGCGCGCGCAGACGGGCGACTCGGATTGGTACAAGGACTGGCTGGTCAAGCGCCGCGAGGGCGAAGCCTACCGGCGGCAGTTCGAGCGGCCTCAGCACTTCATCGGCGCGACGAGCCGCTTCGAGAGGATTCATGGCGCGGCCTAACAACAGCCTCCTCAAGCACTGGCGCACCCAGATGGAGTACGCCGATCTCGTCTGGGAAGAGGCGGGCTGGAAGCAGTCGGCGCGCATCGAGACGGCGAACGCGAGCGAGCAGGCAACGCGCTACCTCGCGGCCTACCGCGGTCAGCAGTGGAATGCGATGGGCTGGATGGGCCTTCCGCCTGAGGCGCTGGCGGTCACGCCCCTCTTCTTCAGCGTCGCGAACACGTTCGTTGCGGGCTTGATCGCCCGCTCGCCCGAGATCAGCGTCCTCCCGCGCCGCCCGCAGGTGGCCGAGGCTGCGCGCAAGGTCGAGGCGGTGCTCAACTACGATGTCTACGAGCTCAAGATGAAGCGCCAGTGGAAGCGCACCGTCTTCGACGCCTTCTTCTGCCCGTTCGGCATCACGCGCCACGGCTTCACGCCCTCGGAAGAGTTCCAGGGGAAAAGCGACGACGAACTGCTCCAGACCTATGCAGGCGCTCGGCGCGATAAGCCGTGGGTGCGGCGCTGGACGCTCTGGGACACGCGGCTCGACCCGACCGCGGAGACGCCCGATTCCGATGGCGACGCGCGCTGGTGCGCGTTTCGGACGCTGATGACCGAGGACGAGATCAAGCGCAACCCGAACATGGTGCTGCCGAAGGCGGGGAAGGCGACGGTTCGGATCACGCTCCCGACGCCGATGGGCCAGAAGCGAACGCGCAGCAAGGCCGCGCCTGCCGAGTATTACGAGGTCTGGTCGATCTACGACAAGACCGACCGCACCTGGCTCCAGCTCGACGGCACCTACGAGAACATCCTGCGCGGCGAGGCCGAGTGGCCGCTTCCGTGGGAAGACCTGCCCTACGACGCGCTCTACTTCAATCCGCAGGCCGACACGCTCTTCCCCGTGCCGTTCGCGCAGACGATCATGCCCGCGGTCGAGATGCGGAACAAATTGCGGACGCTCATGGAGGAACTCACCAAGCGCCTCCGCCGTGTGATCCCCTACAACGAGAATGCTCTCGGCGAAGGCGTAGCCGCGAAGCTGTCCACGCTTCAGGACGGCGAGTTCATCGCGCTGCGCGGCGAGATCGGAAACGCGATCGGACAGATTCAGTTAGGCGGCTTCCCGGCGGAACTCATGATCTACGACGCGCTCTTGAAAGAAGACGTGCGCGAGGCGCTCGGGCAGTCCGACATGGACAGGGGCCAGCGCATCAACGTCGAGTCGGCGCAGGAAGCATCGCGCGTTGCGCAGGGCGCGGCCACGAATTCGAGCCGCAACATCGAGGCGCTCGAAGACTATCTCGACTCCTGCATCCGCCACTACGCGCAGGCGCGGCGCGCGACGACGCTCGAAAAAGAGGTCGTCCCGATCCTCGGCACCGAGGACTCGCGCATCCTGATCACCGACCTCGCGCAGAAGTACCTCGAAGTGACGCCCGAAGACCTCGCGGGCGAGTACGACTTCATCATCAAGCAGGGCTCGACGCTCCCGGACACGAAGAACCGGCGCGTACAGCAGGCGCTCGCTGACCTTCAGGTGGCGAGCCAGTTCCCGCAGCTTCACAACATGCAGGAGATCGTCGCCGCCTATCACCGCGCCGCGGGCAACAACGTTGCGAAGGTGATGCTGAACGACGAGCAGATCGCGGCGACGCAGCAGCCGCAGTTGCCCGGCCAGGAGCAGCCCGAGGGTGCGGACAACTCGCAGCTGATCCAGGCGCTCACCGGGGCGGGCATCCAATGATTCGCCACGACCTCTACTGCCCAGGCTGCGACCGCGAGTGGCGGGACGAGATGGTCGAGTTCGGCCAGTACGGAACCTGCTCGCGCTGTGGCACGAATCGCCGCGTCTGGATCACCACCGCCCCCGCGACCGACGTGGCCGGTGCGACGCAAGAAGATCACACCGGCGTCCTCTGCGGTCCCCGCGGGGAGAATCTTACCTGGACCAGCAGCCGAGAGCGCGACAAGAAAATGCGCGAACTCTATGGCGTTACCCCGCGGGGTGATAAGGTGAACGGCGCGCGGACGGAATACGACCCGCTCGGCGCACGCAGCTTTCACTTCGGAGCACAACCGCTTCGGAGCGTGAAGGGGAAGAAACATGGCAGAAGCAATCCCGCAGCCTAGCTCGGCTGCGGACGAGGGAGACTCGGGAGCCACGGCTTCCGACGGTTTCGACTCGACCGAACGAGCGGCGGCGGCCCCCGACGGGCAGCCGCGCGCGAGGAAGACACCGGAAGAGATCATCAAGGGCCTTCAATCCGAGAACGATCGGATGAAGGGGAAGTTCGGCCGTCTCCTGTCCAGCAATTACGCCAAGACGCTTGGGGCCGATGGCATCATCCGCGCCCTGGAGCAGTTCGAGGCGATTCTTGCGCACCCGGAGACCGCCGAGAACGTGAAGGTCGGCCTCAAGCAGAGCGCAGCCGGGCAATGGGAGTACGCGCCCGTCTCTCGTCAGAAGGCGGCCCAAGTGGACGCCGATGCCGGGATGGGCGGCGACTACGAAGACCCGACGGTGAAGGCGATCAAGGCTTACATCGACGAGCGGATGAATCCGCTCATCGAGCAGGTGGGCAGCCTTCGCCAGCGCAACGAGACGGCGCTCCAGGCCGGTGGTCAGCAGAAGATCGCCGACATGACGCGCAGGTTCCTCAGCGAGTACCCGCTCGAAGGCGATGAGCGGAGTCAATTCGCCGAGGCGCTCTCGGCCGACATCGCGAACCTCGACCCGACGATGCTGCTCCGTATGGAGTACGACCAGTTCAAGAAACGGGTCGGACTGCCCAACATCGAGCCATTCCTTCCGGCTTCCCTCGCACGCAGGGCAAAGCAAAACGGCACCCGACTCGCAGGTTTCGCGACGGACGCGGGACTTGCCGGGAGCCAGGGGGCCGAACAAGCCCCAGCGCGTGGCAAGCCGATGACGTGGGCGCAAATGCAGAAAGCGAACGCCCTCGCCGCGGAGCGCGCCGCTCGGGAACCGGCCTAAAGGAATCTCGTCATGGCAGTCTCTCAGACCCTCTCGCGGCAGATCGACCGCGAGCTGTTCTTCACGGACGAAGCGCGCATCTCGACAGTCAAGAACATCGCCTTCCAGTCGAGCGTCATCGGCTCGATCTTCCTCGGCGACAATCCCGACGATGACGCCGGCCAGCGCGTCATGGCCGGGATGGCCAAGAAGATGCAGGACGGCGGCCAGAAGCCGCAGATGGATCACATCGTCGAGCAGAACTCGACCGTCCAGGCGATGGCCTCGGGGTGGAGTGCCTACGACACCACGCCGCAGGACTTCGGCCGCCGCAGCGAGTCGAACTGGAAGCACTACTCTGGCACCCGCACGATCTCGCTGACGGACACGCTCATCAACACCGGCCCAGCGGCGCGGTCGAGCCTCGTCGATACCGAGACGCGGGTCGTCTACTCCTCGCTGGTGGAACTCGGGACGCGCGACATCGTCTCGGGCAACGCCGCGACCGAGTTCACGGGTCTCGACTCCATCATCTCGGCCAATGACACGGTGCAGGGACTCTCGGGCGTTTCGTTCCCGAACTGGAACAGCCGTGGCGTCTCGGCGCGCGGCACGGCGGCGGCCTCGGTGTCGTTCACGAGCGGCTCGTTCGCCGCGCAGGGCATCTCGGACATGCGCCTTGCGATGACGAACGCGACCGAGGGCGGGCGGATGCCGAACGTCATCTTCACGACGTACGACATCTACAACTTCTACGAAGGCCAGCTGGTCAGCCAGCAACGCTACGGCTCGGACGACAAGGTCGGCAACGCCTCGTTCAACGCGCTCCAGTTCCGCAACGCGCGGTTCTACGGAGACCCGTTCGCGACGAGCGGCGTGATCTACTTCATCAACACCGACGCCGTCCAGCTGATTTGTCTCACCGGGGCCGACATGCAGTTCCAGCCCTGGAAGGACGCGACCACGCAGGAAGCGAAGTCGAGCGAGCTGGTGCTCAAGGGTCAGCTGATGGTCAGCGACCGCCGCCTGCTCAACAAGTTGACGGGCGTCACGGCCTAGTTCACGAACGCGGACGGGCAAGCACCCGAATCCGCACAGAAGGGACGCATCATGTCCATCCAACCGGCCATCATCTGGCACTCTCCGCAGACCGTCTTCACGTCGAGCACCACGAAGTTCCACGCTCTCGGAACGAAGCTGATTCTGCCCGGCGGTCGCGTCTTCTACTACGCGATGCACTCGAACTCGACCACGCTGACACGGGGTCAGTTGATGGGTCAGGCTCCGGTCGTTGCGAATCATCAGGACCGCACGATGACCGCGACGGCGGGCCTCAAGACCGCCACACTCGCCATCGGTGCAACGGCCCTCACGGCCGATCAATACGCTGATGGTTACATGTGGTGCGACTCCGGTACGGGCATCAGCCAGTACCGGATCGTCGTCAGCAACAACGCCTCGGCGGGCTCGACGACGGAGACGATCACCGTCGATGAGCCGTGGGAGACGACGCTCGCAGCGGCCACGGGTTCCCTTCAGAAGAACCTGTACCGCGATGTCGTCGTGTTCCCTGGCAACTCGCAGGCCCAGACGGTGGTGGGCGTCATGCCCTGCACCGTGACCGACGGCTCGACCACGAACAAGTTCTTCTGGATTCAGACCAGCGGACCTTGCTCGGTGTCGGCGGAAGGCTCGTTGACGATCGGACAGCCGCTCGTCCCGGCAACCGCCGCCACGTCGGACGCAGGCCAGGTGAAGCTCGCGGTGGAAACGGGTGCCACCGGCACCCTCGATCCGCTGCCGCTCGTCGGCTACGTCCTCGGCCCCAACGGAACGGATGAGCACTCGGTGCTCGCCGACCTGCGGATTCGCAGCTAGTGACGCAGGCGCGGCCCATACTCGGGCTCGGGACACCACGCGGTGGAACCCGGTATGTGTCGCGCCTGCTCATGGCCGCGGGGGTCAGAGCCCTCCACGAAGCCAAGGGCAGAGACGGTCAAGTCTCCTGCTACCTCACGGTGGACGACTGGTGGAACCCATACCTCCAGTCGGGCGGGAAGAGGAGCGACTACATGAATCCGCTTCTCATCCACATCATCCGCCACCCGCTTACCTGCATCTCCTCTCTCGTCGCCTTCAACCACCCACAGTTCTGGCACTGGCAACAGGGGCACACGGACATCGTCTATCGACCCGATAGCCTCTCGTTCGCAGCAAAGTTCTGGCTGCGTTGGCACGAGATCATCGAGCGCCAGAACCCGGACGCTCGCTTCCGCGTCGAGCACGGTGAGTCCGATTGGCGCGGGATCGCTTATCTGCTGGGAGACGAGAACAAGCCTCTTCCAGTCGTCGAAAGAGACCCATCTTGGGAAACCCCCAACAAGAAGCCCATCGTATGGGACGATCTCGGTTCCATGACCGAGCGCGTGCGCGCAGTCGCCTTGCACTACGGCTACACCACCTAAGGAGAAGCGCATGAGCGCAGTCGCTCCCGACCTCGCTGGCACCGGCCTCGATCTCGACATCCGACCCGTCTGGATCGAAGGGGCATCGCCCAAGCAGCGGTTCCTCGTTCACCCGAACTATCTGCGGAACGCCCACACGAAGGCGGACATGAGTGCGGTCGTGACGTTCCACGGGGAACCCATCTCGCAGATGGGAGAGACGCTGACCATCGGCCTCATCCCGCCCTGGCGCAGATTCGCCGTCGGCCCTGTCATCGACGGGAAGGCCGAAGTCCTCACGCAGCAAGAGTTCGAGCGCATGGACGAGTTCCTCTACCTCGAATCCTTCCGCTTGCGCGGCGAGCGCCCCGACGACCACTCGAAGCGATTTGTCCCGAACGTCGTCAACTTCGTGAAGGTGAAACTCGACCCGATGCAGAAGGGCCGCATCTGCCCGCTCGGCACCAACACCGTGCCGCAGAAGCCGATCATCGCGGAGAAGGCATACGACGCCGCGCTCGACCGCATGGTGGACCGCGCGACCGACGAGACGACCGAGCGGATGCGCGCGGAACTGGCCGAGAAGGACGCGCGCCTCGCGAAGCTCGAAGCCACCGTCAACGCGCTCGTCGGCAAGGCCGAGCCCGCGAAGAAGGCCAAGGCGGCGAAACCCGCTGCCGAGACCGTCACATCTCAGTGCGGCGAGTGGACGGGAAAGCCCGGCCACCTGCGCCTGCATGTGAAGCACTGCAAGAAGGGCTGCGCGGCTGAGGCGCAGGTCGCCTAGTCGTGCCGACGGACGCCCTCACGATTGTCGAGCGGGTCGCGCGTCGTCTCAAGCTGAAGCAAGTCTCCAGCTTCACCGACGATCACGCGCCGACGCTGCTTGACTTCGTGAACGAGGCCAAGCGCGAGGTGCTGGAGACGGCGGAGTGGGACTTCCTCACCCGCCACGACGGCGAGCTCGTGGTAGTGCCGAGGACGGCCTATGAGGCGTCGTTCCAGGTGACGAACGGATCGACGCTCGTGACGAACGTCGGCCAGATCGACCACGCGACCTATCGCGGAGACTTCCGAACGCGCCTCGTCATCACCGGGTCGGCCTCGCACCCGCAGACGAGCTTTGCGGTCGCATCCGTCAACCATCCGACCGTGTCGGATCGCTACACACTCGAAACGCCGTGGCCGGGGACTTCCGAGACGCTCATCAATGGGATGGTCTACGTCGTGGACTACCAACTCCCGGCGACCGTGCGTGACGTGCTCTCGGTTCGCCACGAAGAGACGGAGATCGCGGTTCAGTTCGTTGACAAGACGGCGAGCTTCGACCGCCTGATCCCGTCCGCGCATCTCGACGAGCAGGACTCGCCCGATCTGGTGATCGTCGGCGGCTCGGTGACGAGCACGTTCGAGACGGGTGTCGGCTCTGCAACGACGGCGACGGGCCTCATGGTCTGGCCGGTTCCGACCGTCGCCTACGTCCTCTCCTACTCCTACCGCTACCTGCACCCCGATCTCTCGGCGGAGACGGACGTGCTCGACGTTCCGCCGGTCCTCATCGACCTGCTCGTCGATAAGGCGATGGGGAAGGCGTACCGCTCTGCGGTCGCGAACGACCCCGACATGGCGGAGCGGATCGAGGCGGACGTGGCGCGTCGGTTCCAGCGCCTGATGATCCAGAACTCGCCGCAGCCTGAGGCGCGTCGCGTGCTTCAGTCGCACGACGCCAACACGGGTCCGTCGCAGTTCGGTTCGAGACCGCGCAATGAGCGCGTCTTCTACACGCCGTAGGAGAAGCCATGCCCGACAATCCGAAATGGCTTCTGGAGAACGAGCACGCCGTCTCGGGCAAGAAGGTATTCTTCCCTGACGACGCGACGAAGTATCTCGACGGAGAAGGGAACTTCACGGTTCCGGCGGGAACCGGAGGATCAGGCGCAGGTCAGCCTGGGCCACCCGGAGAGGCGGGTGCGGACGGAGACCCAGGGCCGCCGGGTCCGCAAGGGAACCAAGGTACTGCGGGGGCGACCGGGGCGACAGGAAGCCCCGGTCCGCCGGGGATGGATGGAGACCCAGGCGAGGAAGGTCCGCCGGGGCGTCAGGGTGTTGATGGAGCAACAGGGGCTCAAGGCGTTCAGGGAAACATCGGACCTCAAGGTCCAGAAGGCCCAGAAGGCCCAGAAGGGCCACCTGGCCCGAAAGGTGACACTGGGCCACAAGGACCGGCTGGCGGCGCTGGGAATGTGGGAACAGCGGTTCTGAACTTTGGTAGCTTCCCAGGTGCGAGCGATGCCTCGGTCGCAGTTACCGGCCAGGCAGGCATCATCGCTGGGTCAACCCTTCAAGCGTGGGTTAGGCCGGTGGCGACTGCGGACCACTCTGCGGATGAGCATTGGGTGGAGACGCTCAATGTGTTAGCGGGGAACATCGTGCCGGGAACTGGCTTCACCATCTATGGGAAGAACACTGGGCAGGTGAATGAGCAGCCGCTTGGTCACCTAACTAGTGGGCAGAATAGGGCTGGTGGGGCTGGGTTCGGCACCAGGCTCTATGGCCAGTTCAACGTCTCTTGGCAGTGGAGTTAGGCCATGAATGGAGCACTTCAACGGTCGCTGAAGAAGGCTGGTGGGGCGGAGTTCCTCCCGGAGGTAAGTGGGCCGGTGCTGGAGCGCTTCGACGCGAAGCATCTTGCCGCCGCCATCGAGAGCGAGCTCGAACGCGCTGCCACCTTCGGTTGGCCCAAGATCAGTCTCCACATGGATGTGGTGGATGCGATGCGGCTCGCGAAGTTCCTGAAGGGGGCGCGCTAGTGGCCATCCAAGTGCAGGGGAATAGCGGGGTGGTTGCGGACGTGGGGGGGACTGCGTTCCGGGGGCTCCACGTTCACGTCAAGCCGCTGGAGTATGGGTCGCTTGGGCATTATCGGACGGCAGTGCGTATCAACTCGACGGCAGCACAGGCGGCGAACTCGGGCATCATTGAGCTGCGCAATACGCACGCCACCAATCTCATCGTGCCGACTCGCTTGCTGGTGCGGGCGCTTCAAACGGTAGCTGGGACGGCACAGGAAAACTCAGTTGATTGTTACCGCTGCACTGCCTTCACGGCTTCCTCGACCACCAACACAGTCACTCCAGTTTCCAGTGTGAAGCGCACCTCGATGGTGGCTTACCCGGGTACGAGTGCCGCGATTCGACACCTAACGCTTGCTGGTGCAGCGGCTGGTATGACTGGTTTCACGCGCACCAAGGACACTCAGTTCTTCGCCACTCTCCCTTACAATGTGGCTGCCGCTATCAACACTTCCACCATTTGGGGTCCATTGGATGCGTTCGACGACGTGAACGGTACGCACCCGTTCGTGTTCGCCCAAAATGAAGGGCTCTGGGTGGAGAATCGCGTGCTGAACGTAACCAGCTACGGGATCACTTGGTACATCGACATCGCTTGGGCCGATGTGACGGCCTTCTAGGAGCACCGAATGGCACAGAACAAGCAGGAAATCTTCGGACCCGTCGCGCTCACGACGACAACCACCACAAACCTCGTTGCTCCGGCAGCGGCGGGTGCGGGTGGCGTCGGCTACACGGCAACGGCCACCGTCATCTTCATTCGCCAAATCCATGTTGCGAACAAGACAGGTGCGGCGGCCACCTATTCGCTCTGGAAGGGAGCGACAGGCGCGAACGCGGCGGGCACGGAGCTTGCCAACCTGAAGAGTGTCGCCGCGCAGTCGGTTGATGATCTCTACTTCTCGCCCGCACTCCGGCTCGAAGGGGCAAACGGCTTCCTGGTCGGCGGAGCGAGCGCCAACACAACGCTCACGCTCGCGGCATTCGGCGAAGTCGGACTTGTCTAGTGACGCGCTATCAGCCGTTCACGCTGAAGCTCGGCGGACTCAACGAGGATGAGAACCCGGCGGCGCTGGAGCGCAACGACTGCTCGATCGCGCGGAACTCGTGGCGGCGCGGGACTTCGCGCGGCACACGCCCTGGCTTCAACCGCGACACGCTCTTCTACACGAACTCGGCGGGCCTCGGCGACGCCGTCAACGGGATCGTGGACTACCGATTCGCGAACGACGCGAGTCAGTTCCTCGTCGTCGTCGCGAACGGCGACATCTTCCGTGCCGACGCGACGAGCATCAAGAACGCGGGCACGGCGGTTACGGCCGGGGCCAACCACCGCTGGACGTTCGCCCAGCACAAGGGCGTTCTCTACGGAGCGGGCGGAACGGGGACGAACAACTTCTGGAGCTGGCCGGGCTCGGGCACGACCTCGAACATTGCGATGGTCGATCTCTCGGCAGCCGCCATCTACCCGACCTACGTCTTCGAGAAGTGGAACTTCGGCTTCACCTGCGGCTTCCGAAACTCGCTCGGCAACCTCGCGACCGACCTCTCCTCGGGTCCGATGATCGTCCGCTACTCGGACCTGAATGACATGACCACCTGGCCGACGGGTTCGACCTTCGGCGGGACGAGCGCCGTGGGCGGGTTCTCGTCCTACGGTGACGAGTTCCTGACCGGATTCGGCGAGTTCTCGAACAACGCTGGCGACTGGCTGCTCGCGCTCTCGAACAAGCGCCTCTACGCGGTCGGGAACACGGGCGACTCGGTCACCCCGTTCTATACGCCTCCGGTGGGCGTCGTGATGAATGGATGCGTTCACCAGAACGCCTTCGTCTCGCTCGGCCTCGACTCGGGCGACGCCATCTACCTCTCGCGGGTCGGTATCCACTCGGTACGGATCAGCGAGCAGTTCGGCGAGCGCATTGACTCGTTCCTCTCCTGGAAGATCAGGCAGACGTTCCGAACGCTGAACCAGACGGCGCTACACCGCTCGGTCGGGGCCTACGACCCGAAGCGCGGGTTCGTGATCTTCGCCGTCCCCACGGGGAGCAATACGAACCCGGACACGATCCTCTGCCTCGACGTGAAGAACAACGCGAACCTGACGGCCAAGACGGTGGAATGGGACATTTGGTCGATGGCGGGGTCGCTGACCGCCGATCAGCGGCTCATCACGGCTCTCGCGACGGCTCGGACAGATTCGGGAACGACGGGCTTCTTCGTCTATGGCGGGAACGCCGAGGGCGATGTGGGCCGTTTCGACGATTCCTCGTCCGGCTCGCACTCGGACCTAGGATCGCCCTACGACGTGCGGATGCGGACGCGGCACGAGGACTTCGGGCTCTCTGGCGTCACCAAAGGTCTCGGTGACATCTACGTCACGCTTCAGCCCGGCGGTTCGCACCGCCCGACTGTTACGCCGATCTTCGACTATGGAGATTCGCAAGGGACGCCGCTTTCGCTTCGTATGCCTGCCTCGGGCGAGCTGGTTGGAGCCCTGATCGTCGGCTCGGGCATCGTCGGCGGCGGGCAAGTGACGACGATGGACAAGGTGTACCCGCGGGGCGATGGAGAGACGATCGCGTTAGAGTTCAGGCATTCGGGGACCAACGAGCCCTTCTACATCGCACAGGCGACCGAGATGGTGCAGACCCACGGCTACCAGGACGGCGGGGAATAGTCGATGGCGATCTCACGCAACACGAAGACGGGCGGTGGAACCTCGGTCAATACCGGGGCCGTCTGGAACGCCGATGACATCAACGGCGACATGGACACGCTGTTCAACAAGTTCAACAGCGGAATCCTGAACGCGGACGTGGCCGCTGGCGCGGCGATTGCCTACTCGAAGCTGAACCTCGCGAACTCGATCGTTTCGGCCGACATCGTGAACGGAACGATCGTGAACGGCGACATCGCCGACGACACGATCCTGAACGCCAAGATCAACTCGGCGGCCGACATCACGCTCACCAAGCTGGGGGATACCTCGGCCAATGCCGCCGGCGCTGCGACGGCGGTCGATCCGGGCGTCACGAACTCTGAGAGCCTTGCGACGACGGGCGAGGGCGAGATTCATCGGCTGCGCTACGCCATCGAGCGGCAGGCGCTTGGCATCGACGCGACTCGCTTTGACGCCACCGGCACGGCGGAGACGACCTATTGGGGCGACCTCCCGGTACGCGAGCTCCAGTGGATTCCGGGCATCAACGGCGTCGTCACGGCTGGTCTCCCCGCGGGGTGGGCAAACGTCAACACGGCGACGCTTGCGCAGGAAGCGGCAGACGCTGCCGACAAGACGGCTGGTAAGGGCCGTGCCATCAAGATCACGGCAGCGGGCTCGGCCAACGAGGGCATGTCCTACACGCTCTCCGGCCTGAAGTCCGCTACGCGCTACGCGATCTACGCGCTGGTGAAGGCAACGGCTGGCGACACGGCAAAGCTGACGACGACGGGCGCGAACGCTGCCTCCGATTTCCGCGACATCACGGCCACCACGACCTCGACCGGTTGGACGTTCATCGGCGGCGTCGTCCAGACCGACGCGACGCCCACCAACATCGTCGTGAGCGTCCTCGCCGCAGCCGATACCGACATCGTCTGGTGCGCTGGCGTGTGCTGGGGCGAGTGCTCGGCGACGCCTCTGGCCCAGCGCGTTGCGGTCGTGGAGTACCTCTCTGGCTCGACGGCAGGAACCCAAGTCATTGACGCAGGTTCTGATGCTGGAATAGATGCCGGATACAGAATCATCGAGAGTGGGACCACAGATTTCGACGTGACCGTTTACGTCCCAGGGGATGGCTACTACATCGAGGTAGACGCTCAGTTCAACGGCGAAGACACGGTGAACGACACCACCGCACAGACGATGACGGTGAAACTCTACCAATCAGTGAACGGTGGAGCCTTCTCAGCGGTGAACACGCTGCAAGTGACGCGCGATGGGACATCATCCGGCCGAACGCAAAACTATTGGGGGAATCTCGGGCACGTCGTCAAAACACCAAACCCGGGGCAGTCCTATCGTTATCTGATCGCCGCCACGCGCGACGACCACAATATTACGATGCAGAAGGATTCGTCTCAGACGACTTATCTGAAGGTGAAGGTGCTTCCCTATGGCGGGTAAGTTCTTCATCACCGGACTTCCACGCTCGCGCACAGCCTGGGCCGCGAACTTCCTCTCGGTCTCTCCGGCCTTCTGCTGGCATGACGGACTCGCGAACACGCCGAGCCTCGAAGCCTTCCAGAAGAAGATGGAGACGGCGGAGATTTGCGGCGATAGCGACTCGGGCCTCGTGTTCTTCTACGACGAGCTCCGCGCACTCTATCCGAAGGCGCGCTGGGTCGTCTTGCGCCGCAATCCCGAGGAAGTCGTCCTATCGCTCGTTCGGATGCACCCCTACCTCGGCATGCCGACCATCGACGTGCACGAGGCACGCGGGATGGTCGAGGCGGCGTCTCATCATCTCGACCGCATCGCAGCCGACCCGGCGACGCTGGAACTGCGCTGGAGCGACCTCTCGCTGCGCGAAGGCGCTCGCGCCATCTGGTGGCACTGCCTACGCGACGAGGTCGCCTGGCGCAATGAACGCTGGGAGCAACTGCGCGACATGAACGTCACCGTGCGCAGCGCCGACATCGCGCTCTCGCTCACGATGGCGACCAAGCTCTTTGGGAGGGCGGCCTAATGGCCTGGATCACGGCACTCCTTGGAGCTGCTGGAAGTATCGGCGGGGCATTGGCATCCAAGCCGCACAACCCTGGCTCTCCTGCGCTGATCGGTATCCAGTCGAGTCCACTGTTTCAGCAACTCCTCATGCAATCTCTCATCGGAACTGGTTCTCCCATCAATGCTGGGACCGTTCGCGCTGGCTCTCCGCTTGCGACGCTGCTCGGCGCTGCACAGCAGATCGGACTCAAGCGGAAGGGGCAGGTCGCTTTCTCGTCGCTGATGGACAATTTCTATCGGCAGGTGCAGAAAGGCAGGGAGGCTGGACTTTCAGCAGCAGAGATCGCGCGCAACATCGAAGCGACTCCCTGGTACAACAAGACCGGGCACGAGGGATACCGCGACGGATTTCTCGGAAACGAGGAAGACATTCGCGGCGTCATGGACCCGTTCGGGTTCTTCGGCAAGGGAGGCAGTCCGAGCGCGCGTCAGAAGAAGCGTGGCGTCAGCGTTTTCAACCGCCTGCTCTCCTCGTCCGGTTATGTCGGACTAGAAGACTTCATTCAGGCGCAGCTCGACTTCGAGGGACAGATCGCAGGCCGCGTCAACGACGCGAACGATGCTTCCGCTGCCACTGCGGCTGGACGCAACGATGCTCTGCGTCGGATTGCCGACCTCCAGTCTGGATTCGTCTCGCCTACGGAAGAGCAACTGACAGCGCGTTCTGCCGAAATGGAGAACATTCTTAGAGCGCAGATCGCTCGCGAGTTCGACGATCGCGATAAGGCTGCCCTCTATCATGCGAACGCATACGGAATCAACCCCGCTGGACAGATGGGACGACTCGGCGAAGGACGCGCTCTAGCGAATCTCGCAGCTGGGCCGGACGCACTCGCGAGAACGCTGCAACTTCTCGGAGGCGAGCAGAGTCTACAGGCCAACGCACTGACAACGCTTCAGGGGTCTCTGAACGCACAGGATCAGCTTCCGCTCGCTCTTCTTGGGCTTCAGTCGAACAACAACGTCTCCCTGTCGAACATCGCGTCGAATCAAGCGATGCAGTTGGCAGCGTTGCAGTCGCAATACAATCAGGCGTTGGGTCAAGGAATCACAGGTCTCGCCAACCAGTTAGGATCGATTCCTGGCCTCATCAGCGAACAGAACCGAGCCGCCCAATTGAGCAATCGGCAGGCGAATCTCAATAGTGGCATTGACAGGCTCTATGGATTGTCTCCTGGTGTCACCGTTACGCGAGGACAGACGAACCCGAACGATTACGGTTACTAGGCAATGGCCGCCATCACCCTGATCCAGCAGCTCCGCCAGCGCAACGATCAGCGCGAGCGCGACGTGTTCGCGCTTGAGGAGCAGCGGCGGCAGGAAGATTTTCAGCAACGAGAGCGTGCAAGGCAGGAGGTTCTGCGCAAGCAAGAGCAGGACAATCAGAACGCCATCACGCTCTGGGAGAAGACGCCAGACGCGAACTTGAACGATGTCCTGACCGCGGTTCCTGGGGTCGATACCCAAGGCCGTGCGATGCTGAAGCTGCTGGATTCGCAGCGGAAGGCGGCGAAGAAAGCGCAAGAGGCGACGGGAGAGGGTGGCACCCTTTCGACCATCGGAGAACTCATCAAGGCAGGCGGCCCTCTCGCGCAGCGTCCTCCGGGCATCAACTCGTCGATCAATGACCAAGTGGCTGCGCTGCAAATGCAACTGCAAGACCAACCAGACCTTCTGACGCAGGCGCTGACAAGGCTCGGATCGATGCAGTCACTGACGGATGCAGAGACGATCAGCGCGCAGCGCGAGCGAGAACGCGCATTGCGGGACGCGCTCGCGGAGAGAGAGCGAACGCAGCGTCAGGACGCGCGCGTGTCTCTCGATCTCCTGCCTGCCACTGCGGCGGCGAATCGTCGCGAGACCAGCCTGGATGCGCTTGCTGCGCGCAGGACGGCGTTCCAAGACCTCGACATGCAGCGCGAGGAGAAACTCTTTCAGTCCCGCGTCGCGGCGTCTGCGGCAGAACTATATGCCTCCGCACTTCCAGAGGAAGTTGTCGGTCATCGCGGAAGGCGAGTGCAGCGCACGAGCATCGAGTCCACGATTGAAAAGATTCGGCGCGATCCGGTACTGAAAAAGGATGCGCAACGCGCCTTCTCATTGATTGCGGATTCGATCCGCCTGAACAAAGACACGCTGATGGAAGATTCCGCAACGCGAGCCGAGTATCGCGTTACTGGGATCAACGTGGGCACCGACTTGCTGAACTCCGTGAACGAGAACAAGGCATTCATGGATGATCGCTTCGCATCTCTCGGGATGGGCGCTGCTCCGATCTACCGCGAGTCCGGCAAGCCTGGAGCTGCCTCATCCAACCGCATTCGCGTGGAATCTGTGAATCGCGTCGTCGGAATGGTGGCGCAGATGGAGGCGGCGGCTCACGAGTTCGCAGCGGAGCTTCAGCGAACCGGCGATCCGGCCAGTTTGCTCACGCAGCCGATTGAGAGTCTCAAGGAGACGACTGGCGCGGGCCGCGCCCTCTACGAGCTATACGACACGATCTCCACGCTCGCGACACTCTCTGTCGGTACTGCCGAGGGAGGCAAGCAAGTCAGCGACTTCGAGCAGCAGATGTACCGCGGCCTGAAGCAGCGCATTGCTTCGATGACCGTTCAAGATGTGGCCTCGTTGTCTCCGCAGGGACGGGCGCGCATCTTCGCGATCCGAAAGTTCGCGGAAGAGAAGCTCTACGCGATGACGCCGATGGATCGCAGATGGATGGCGAAGAGACTCGATGAAGCCTATCGACGGCAAGTCGATCAATCGGTGGATGAACTCCACGCGGGCCTCATGGAATGGGGGGCCGGAGGCCGGACGCAGAATCCAACGGATGACCTCATGGTTGGCGGGAATGCGTACTACAACGAGGCGCTGCAGTCGCTGGGAAGCGAGCAGTAGATGCCTCGCGAATGGAGAAACGACGGGCGTCTGGTTCGCATTCGTCTAGCCAGCGGGCAGACGATGCAATACATCCCCATCGACGCGATGGAAGAGCGGATCAGTCGCGATCTGAAGGCCGGGAAGATCACGAGGGATCAGGCGCAGGAAGCGCGCCTGGCGCGCGACCGTGCAGAGTTCGAGGCGAATCGCGCCTATGCCAACGAGCTTCAAAGCGAACATCCTGCCCTTGGCGTGATCGGTCGTGGCGTGAACACCGCGATGAACTACGGGAATCAACTTCTGCTCGGCCTGCCACAGGCCGGGGCTGCTCTGGCAACGGCTCCCATCTATGCGGCGAGGCGTGGTTTCGACCTATCTCCGATGGAGGCGATCCAGGGCTCCTACGGGCAAGTCAACTCGATGCTCGACAGCCGACCTGGCTATCAAGCCGCGGCTGGTGTTGCGGCGGCTCTTTCGCCAGGTGGCTTGGCGAACAAAGTATTCAGCGGTGCGACGCGGCTTGCGTCATCGCCTCTTGCGCGAGCTGCGGCCGGGTCGGCTGCAAGCGGTCGCATGGGCGTTTCTGCCATGCAGCAGATCGGTGCTGCGATTGCTGGGAACGTCTCCGGTACACTCGCAACATCGACGGACATCGCCTCGGATGCCCTGCTCGGAGGGGAAGACCTTGACGATGCTGCGAACGATCTGCTCGCTCGGGCTGGATTTGCTGGTGCACTTGGCGCAGTCACTGGAGCGTTGACCTCTCCGCTTCGCACTCGTGGCGTCAATGCGGCCAAGGCCCTGTTTGACCGTGCGCGTCGGGTCGTGCCTGGCTTGCAGGCTCCGCCCGACATTGGTCGCGATCCGCACGGAACGGTGTCCGGCCTGCTCAGCGTGCTCGCCAACTCCCCAATCGGCAGAGGACAGGCGAGGCGGTGGCTGAACGAGCGGTTCTTCAGTCCGATGGAGAATGCGGTTCAGCAATTGGAGAGGCAGACCGGATCGCAGGCTGGTCTCGCGACGACTGCGCAGTCCCTGGGCACATCACTTGGGAATCTGGTTCCGCGCGGATCGATGCCGGGAGCGATTCGCAACCGCATCGGAGCCCTGGGAACACAGGCGATCCAGGGTCGCGGCGGAGATGTCGTTCTGTCCCCCCTTGGAGCGCACCTTCACACCGTTCTGGACAGCCTGGATCGGCGCGCCGCCAGGATGATGACCGAAGTCCCGCGCGGCAAGCAACTGGAGTCGATTCTCGGTCGATACCGACGTGCACTCATCAACTTCACGCGAATGCCGAACGCCTCCGGTCTCTCCACGGT